CTGCGTTTCCAACATAAGTTGATGCGCCAGAAAGGGTAGCAACTCCGGATGGGATGACATTAGCCTCGAGTATATCGGCGTTAGTGATCGATGCTGAAAAGGTATATTGTCCAAGATTGTCTGCCAGCACAACTCTTGTTCCGTTGTAAGGTGAACCGCATCCTGTGATGACAACTGATTGCCCTTCGGTAAATTCATGAATTCCTAGTGTGGTAAATGTAGCAACATTGTCTGACAATGAAGTTGCTTGAATTGGTGCTTTGAATGTAACAAGCATAGGCAGAATAACAGTTTCTGCTGTGTCAATAATTTGGTTCAAATAAGTATCGTTGTACAAGGCGGATGACACACCAAGGACGGATCGCAACTCGGTGGCTGTAATTATGCTTGGCATGTCATCTCCTTACTCCCATTAATGGATGCCTAGGATCGGGAGCAACCCTAGGCACTCAGTTAAATTAGGCTACTGCTAGCTTGCGGAATGCGGTTGGGTAGCGATTAACTACGCAAACATATCCGTAGATACCAATTTCAATGCGTCCGTTTGCAACGATATTGGCACGAAGTTCTACTGTGCCGCTCTCGTGAAATCGCATTGCTTGTGATGGATAAACCAAAGCATGCTTGGCGTTAGCATCATCACCTGTGTAGTTAGGGCTTACAACTAAATCAAGTCCAGCAACTGTGCCGTTTGTTGATCCTTGTGTAATCACGCCGGCAGCATTTTGTGGTGCTGCTGCTGCAAATAGTGGACGGGAATCAGCTGTTGCTGCAAGCAATCCAGCAAAGTCAATTCCATTTGTTCCACCTGAAGGAGCAACCAATAGTCGGTTAGGTGTAAAGCGCATTACGCCATAGGAATCAGAAATTCCATCAACGATTGATGCGTAGATTGATGCGCCAGTTGATGCACTTGCATTCTGTGATGCAATTTGTGCGGCATATTGATCGGTCTTTTGTGCATAAGATGCAGCTAACTCACGAACCAATAATTCTGCGAATGCTGGGTCTGAACGATCAAACAACTCAACATTTACAACATTTGCTCCAGCGAACTTGACGATTGTGTCCTCTTGGAATGTAACAGCGGTGTCAGTTGATGAAAACTCTGAACCTTCTGAAGTTACTGCAACAGTTGCTTGTGTGCCCAACTTAGGTGTGAAAATTTTCATTCCTGTTGCTGGTAGTGGTGCTCGCTCGATTGAATCGATAAATGGACGGCTTGAATCAATTATGCCGATTAGATCACGCAAATAGTTTGGTGGAACAGTTCCGGTGTTTTCAGTAACTGTTGCAATTTGTAATGCTGCAAGTAGGTCACGAGCATCATTGTCGCCACCCAATGCTTTAATTTGTGCGTTTAGATATTGTCCTGCTGTAACATTTGTATCAACACGAGGCTTTGTGTATGCCATGTATTGAGCAGTTACAACGGGAGCTTGTGATGCTTCTACCGCTTCGGTTGCGATAGGAGCTTCTGATGTTGTATCAGACAAGTTGTCCTCCTGTGTTGTAGTTTCCTCAGCGGTTGCTTCGGAATTCTCTGGTGTTTCACTAGCTGCTACCTCAGCAACTCGTGCGCTGCTAATGGCTGGCTCGGTGACAAGTGATACCTCTTGCAAGGAACTCGACTGTATCTTTAAGACGCCATCTTCATTTTTCCATTCGTTGATTTTGACACCAACGCTAAATCCATCCCTTAAACCTGTGGCTGCTTCCTCAAGAGCATCATCAGCTGCAAAAGTCTTAGCCAATTTGAATGTTGCTTCTAAGCCCTGCTCTGTGGCAGTAATATCAACCAATTTGCCTAGTGGTTTTGTGCGCTCATGCTCAAGTAATAACTTAACAGGCTTTGAGAAGTCAATGCTGTCTTTTTCAAAAACTGTTAATCCTGCGCTAGTTGAACCTTCCTCATTCCAACTTACAATGCGACCAGTTAAGGTTCGCTTATTTGTATCGGCAGCGGTTATCTCTATTGGGAAATTAATCTTCATCGGATTAAGTCCTCCTCCTCTTGGATTTGCTCAACGCTCATTGCGCCAATGCGATTTAGGATTTCATAAACTTGCGCACGCTCTAAAGCAGATCCACGCAAGAAATCATCAATGTCAAATCGAACTTCCATGCCATTTGGCACGAAATCCGGTTGGCTAAGTCTTTGCTCAATTGCTGTAAGTATTGGACGAAGTGAAAAGTCAATCAACGCTTTTCTTTCGGCTGTCATGTTTGAATAAGTCATTGAAGTAGTTTCAGCAGATACGAAACTTGCCGGAATGCCGCTTGCACGACTAATTTCCAAAGCCAAGTATTGTCTGGCTTCATTTAGTTGTAGTTTGGCAGGATCAAAACCTAATGCTTGTAATTCAACATCAGCATTTAAGAATGCAGTTGCTCTTGTTGATCTTGACACTCTCCAAGATTCTAATAATTTTGTAATTCGCTCTGGAGTAAGATTTGTGCCATTTGACTTTAATACCATTTGTGGCATTGGCTCTTTTGCATACATTTCAGCAGCCTTTTCTAATTCAGCAGCTGCTTTAATTGTCCGACCGGCACGATTCAAAATTCCTTCATCTAAACCATTGAAAACTATGAGTGATCCATTCCCAAATGGTGGCACTCTTTTTCCATCGACTGTGTAGTATTCGATTTCTGTTGAATTTCCATTGAGTGAAGCAAAAACTCTGTTTGGTGCAATTCTTGTCCATGCTCTAATTCTTGATGCGTCAGTAGCTGAGTAACTGTCCATTTGCATTCCATAGCCGACCCCGTATAGCAAAATATCCTCAGCCAACCATGCGTAAATTGCTGATCCGGCAACTCTTGGATCTGGTTGCATAATAACTCGATTAGGTCTTACATGTTCATTTGTAAAATGATTATATTGCTCAAGCGGTAATGATCCGACAGTTGAACAAATTATGTTTCTTGCACGAGCACCGGAAGGAATCGCCATATACTGCTCACGAGTTGCAGTTGTAGTTCCAAATAAAATTCCGCCAACTAATTGTTGGGAGTTGTAAGGTGCGAGAGCAGCTGCGACATCTACTGTATTTGTCTGCTGATTTGATCTTGCTGTAAATCGGTCGAATAATCCCATTAGCACATAATATACCATAAATACAAATTATCCGACTTGAATATCAATCTCCGTTTCAGGTTGTGTCGCAAAATAGGTTGCAAGTGCGGAAGCGACAGCTGCACAAACTGCCACTCTGCTTGCACGCCTTCCAATAACCCAACTGCCATCCCCAAATGGCAACTTGGCTGCTGAAAGTGTTTGTTGGGTCAATTCCTCCTGACCCCCATGCTGTAATCGATGGGAATTTATTGCGCCCAGCCACCGATCACAACTTTCCGCATAGATTGCGCCATCCATGTCGGTTATGGGTATTCCAGCAGGAACTAGCCGACTTGCGACAGCTTGTGCAGTCCTTTTGGAATACGCCACAGTTTGAGTGTTATATCGTCTTACATAAGGTGCAATGTCATTGGCGACTGCTAAATCATTTAGGCTGTAATCATTTGACCAAGTGTGAAGCAAAACTAAATTAAATCTTTCTCCTGGTAATTTCTGAGTTGCAACCAATGCGCCAAATTTTCTATCAGGCGATAAATCAAGTCCTAGCCAAGTTGGTGCTTCCGGATCTAAAGGTATTGGATCGGTCTGACATAATCCCCACTTTTGTGCATCGATCGCTGAATTGATTGTGTCCACCCATTGCGCTAAAACCTCTGTGCGCACAATATCCGGAGGATCATTAATAACTGCTTTTAAGTTATCTGGATGAATTGTAATTCCCAATGACGGATTGGCTTGAGCAAATGCATCCCAATTTATCTCACCTGACGGAAGCAAGATAGGTGCATCGGGTTCAGCACTCCACTCAAACCAACCAATCGGATCGTTAGTCGTGGCTGACGCTAACGCCCTATCACGGAGTTTGTTCAAAATTACTGAATGTTGGTCGCCAGCCGAACTGTATATCCATACCTGCGGATTCTTTGCAGCCATCATTGAATATCGCATTGATGACCAAGCATCCTCATCCTTGTATTCTCTCAACTCATCAAGATGGATTGTTTCGGGTTTGCTCAAACCTCTAGCTGCATTGTTTGCTGCCTTTACAACAAATCGCCTATTGCCAAACAATTCAATTTCCTCAGCACCATGTTGCCATCGGATTTTCTTTACTTCCTTTTCAAGTCTTGGATTTGTTTCAATCAAGCCAACAATCTGCCGAAAAGTTTCAAGTGAGGTTGTAAGTCTATGAGCTGAGGCAAGTTGTAATCCTTCTCCCCATACAAACATGCCGGTCAAGATCCGGAGCATCATAAGCGTGGACTTACCTTGTTGCCTTGCCATGATGAGCCCTAGTTCAGAATGAGCCCACCTGCCATCCTCACGCACCTTGTGACCATGAATGCAGACATACCGCTGCCATTCCATAAGGTTGATGCCAAGTTCGGTGGCAAGGTCGATCATGTCTTGACCTTTTGAAGGTAGATCGGTCAGTTTTGAATGAATTCGTGGAGTTTGCACACCTCCTAAACCTGAATAGGTCGGATCTGTCAAGATCTCTCCTGTTTGTAGATTAATCAAAGCGATTCAGTCTGAGCGTGGGCGATCGAGGTGTTTTGTGGGTTAGAAAAGGAACGGGGGGTCGGTGGTGTCCTCTTGCTCACAAAAAACCGCCCACCCTTAGATAAATTGCATCTAGAGCAGGATGCAACGAGATTGCTGTCGTCATCCAAGCCTCCGAGGCGTCTAGGAATTACATGATCCACAGTAGTAGCCTCTTGATTGCAATATTGACAAATGAATTGATCCCTGCGCAGCACTCTAGATCTTATTGATCTCCAATGCCTTGTTGATCCGGTAGATCTTAGAGCTGACTTACTCAATACCATCCCTTAATCTTATGATGT